CGAGCGCGTTCCCATCCTACGCGATGAAGGTGGGCGAGAACACATTGGCCATATGTCTCCGCATGATCCCTGATACTTTGCACGTTATACATATAACCGTGCAAAAACTTGGTTCCGCCGAGTTCGTAATATGAGCGAATGTGATACGGGTATAATTTCGCTTTGAGTTCCTTCGCCGTCTTCTCGATGGCTTGGATCGTTAGCGTAGCGGCGTGAGCCGCTAGCGCGTTAGGCGAAGATGCGAGCTTGTAAAGCCGGGCTTCGTGGTTGCCGTAGAGAATATGTTGCGGTCTGAGTTCGTGCAGGAAGTCGATACCGGCGCTGAGATCGTCCGAGATGCTAGCAGCGCGGTCGCTTGAGTTGGGATCGGAGATAGCTCCAGAGCGAAAGGCGGCTAGGTCTAGGAAGTCGCCCAGGTGAATCGTCGTGTCGGGCTTCCAGCGGTCTTTAAAAGTCAAGACAGCTTTGCGAGCCTCTGGGTCTATTTGATCCCCGTGCGAGCACCCGACTGCCATCCATTTTTTCCATCCCTTCATATCAGCTCTGGAATATTGCGCTTGGTTCGCTCTTCCCAAATCCAAGCGCGAACGGCTTCCATCGTGTCTTCGTCCATTTTCGCAAAAGCTCCGGATTCGTGCTTGAGAGCGCTTCGGAGTTCTTGATCTATGTCATCCACCAAGATCAAAATATCAAGCGCCTTACAGGCCACCTCGTGCTCGTATCGCTCGGTTTCGTCATATTCAAGTGTCATCTTCATGCTTCTTCGTCCTCCTCTTCTTCTTCGGTGTCTGGAAATAGAATGCTGAAAGAGTCGCTCGCTAGTCCCTCCACGGCGTATTTGTTGCCGAAGACAAATTCCCCGTGCATCGTTTCGCCGCCTTGCTCCCACGATACGATGGTCAGTCCGCAGTCGTAATGCTCGGACAGGATGCGCTTCGCTTCCGCGAGTGCTTCCGCACGCTCCGATTCAACCGTCGGTTGTCTTTTTTTTTTCAAGCGAGGATGTCTATTTTTTTAGATACTCTAGTGCGTAAAATTGCGAGCATTTCGCGTTCTGTCATTCCCTTCGCCCAATGCGGGCGGATCTGATAGTGCGGCTCGTCAACGAACTTCCAGTCTCCTCCCCATTCAAGGCCAAGGCTTTTGCCGAGCGTGCCTAGTTCGTTATAGAGCGGATGTTCTCCGCAATATTCTTTCCCTTTGAAAATTCCTACGTCAAACGCAATTCCAAAGTTATGATTTGAAAAGCCCGCTTTTGCACGGGTTACAATTTTGGTGTTTGGAATTGTGCGCCCTTTTGCGTAGAGCGCATCTTGCTCCATATATGAGCGAGTGCCGCTGATGATCTTGACGTCACAGCCGACCCTTGCACATATAGTCTTTGCAACGCCTAGAAAGGCGCGTGCGGCCTTTTGTGCTTCGGGGTGGAGCGTTGCAAGTTGGATCTCGCTGCGTTCGTCGAACGTCATTTTTTCAAGCCTTGGATGTCTGGGAGTTCGTAGCAGAATGTTCCGTAATCCGTCTTCACGCATACCGCCGGATTATTGAACCCAGCGCATGAAGTCAGTAATGCCATTCCGAGAAACGCGAAGGAGAGAACGATCATCCAAAGCGCGATGGATTTGGCGTTCATTTTTCCTTTCGGAAGATTTCGATGAGTCCGATTATCGCGGCAAGCGCCGCGCCTATCGCGTCCCATTTTGCTGGTTCCAAGCTCAAACCGGCAACGGCTCCGATTATCGCGACCCCGCGAATGGTGGACGGTTCCTTCAATTTTGCGAGTAGTGTTTTCATGGTTTTTTAGGTCGAGTCATTTTATACAGCGATACCGCACCGATGCAAATTCCCATCAAAAGCGAGAGAATACGAAGCCATGCCTCAACCTCGCTGAACGATATCAGAACGGCGGCTGCGGGCGCGGACGTGCCGACGAATGTATGGAAAGCGTGGTTGTCCATTATCCAATCGAGCTTTGAGTGATGAGTTCCTCGGCAAGTGTGCATGGCTGAAGAATGATCGTGTTGCGCTCTCCTGCTGTGGTTAGTTCGATTTCGATATCAGCCGCGACCGACGTGCTGTTTTCCAAATAATCGCGCACGCCGAACGTATTGAAATTTACGGAAGCGGTTTTGGATGGGTTTGCAAGTAAGCCGGACGTCGCTTGCATTAGTGGCATATTGAATGCTGATTTCCGATTTATGAAGGTCACGTTGAAAAAGTCATTTAGGCTCTCCACGGTCACGTTGTTTGACCCAATCGAATCGAGTGCAAATAAAGCAGACTGAATGTCAGCGGCATTGCAATTTGATGCTATCGGCGACGTCTGCCGCAAGATCGTTGAAAATACGCTTGACCCCGATGTCATTGCCGTTCCGTTTGAAATTATGCCGGAGTACAAGCTTGTTCCCAAGAAAAATCCTGTTGCAGAATAGATTGACTTGACCCAGTATTCCGTGCCCTGAGTGTAGCCAGTAATGGCACTAAACCCAGTCAATGTAACAACTTGGTCTTGCGCTAAACCGTGGTTCGCAGTTGAGAAAATCAATCCGCTGGTTAAAATTGAATTGATATTTACAGAGTAGGTCGGAACGGTAAGGCTAAAAGAACCTTGTGCGGGAGTCCTTGAAAATGAGATTTTCTGAACTGCATTAGTCGAGCTGTTACCTGTTATGGTTTGCGTAATGCTAGTTGTCACCGCCGTGCCAACGTCAGCCCAAGTCGGTTGATATGCAGCAGGCGCAAGCCTAAGTTGCAACTCTTGGATTTCGTTCGTTGTGGCGTCTCCGGCTAGTCGCTCGTCAATGAGCGCCGAGGCTGTTGGAATCAGGTGCGATACGTCCGCTGTGATTGCGCTCCGAGTGCCTGCAGAGTTGAAGTTGATGACGAAATTACTGGATACGTCTCCGTCAACGGATACGCCACCGATGCTCGTAATTGCTGAGAGCGAGTTGAGCGCGGACGATATCGCTCCGGCGGTCGCGCTGAATCCAATGGCTCCGCTCGTTTCACCACCGAACGAGAGCGTAAATGTTCCACTTGTCGGCACACCCGTGCGAGTTCCTACGCCAAATTTTACGCTCGATCCGGTCATATCAACTACGCTAAACGGCGTTGAAATGTTACCCGTCGCCTCAAGGAAATACAGGTTGATCGGGCCATTGTCGCCCTTCACAAAGCGCGGCGGAGCGGATGGAGTGAAGTTCGTCAAACTCGTAGCAAGCCTGCGGTTTGTCATGTCAATAAATAGGTCGCGTGCCATTTACTTGTCGGTTTTGTCAACAGCTTCCCACTTTCCTATCGGGCATCGCTCGGTTGCCATTCTTAGTTTCGCCCAAGTACTGCACCCGCACTTGCGACAACGGCCTGTGGCGTTGATTGCCTGCGCGTCCCATTCGGGACAGGCGCGGCAGGTTGCTTCGCGGGTGGCTAGGGCTTCGGGTGGGGTGACGGCGAAGCCTGAGCGAGCGAAGCGGTGCGCGGCGTGTAGCGCGCTGGGAATTTGGCTGGTGAGAGGAGGGGTTGTCAAAGAAATGGCGCGCAGAATTTCGTTTTCTGGCCTAGTAGTGGTTCCCAATAGTGGAGCGAGAAAATCTTTAACGAGCGATCCAGAGGCGTCGATCTCTGGTTGGTTGACGCGAAGGATTTGGAAACTTTGCGGGTGCGCTTGCATGTGCAAGAGTGCTTCAGCTCTTGCGCGACGAATGTTTTCGGCGATTTGTTCTGCTTCTGGCTGGGAAGTCGCCCCCTTTGCCAAGTTCATTTTCCGGAGCGACATCGCAGAAAGCAAAGGATCGCGTTCAAGCCAGACAATGAGATACTGCCTATCGAGTGGCAGTTTTTTGAGATTGTGAGGCAGAGGTAGTTTGATAGCTCGACCATCAAGTGCGTTGAGAATATGGTCTATGGATTCGCCGCGTGTCGCTTTTGCCATGAGAATCGGAGTCTCAAAGTAGCCGAGCGGGTTGTGTTCGTCGCCGTTCCGACCTTGGCTAAAGATTGGAATGCCGATGGAATCAATGAGACGCATCATTGCGGATGTGCCTGAGCGCGGAAATCCAGATACGACTGCAATCATGGGCAAGGAGATGATGGGATGATTGTTAAATAGGTAGTGTCTGCCTCCATTAAAGCTCGATAGAATGCAGTTCCGCACGGGGGCGATATATACTTTTTCGTGAAGACACCGAAATCGTCCGGCTCGCTTCCGCTACACCAAAAGCAACCTTCATCATATAGATTACCAAATGTAGATGCGCTTAAAGTGTATTCTTTGGCAGAATTTGGGTTGGCCGGAATATTCGCTGAATAAAAAATAACAAAATTGATACCCGCAATACCTGATAAAGTTGTAGGAACCGTATAAGTTCCAGGCATTGGCGGTGGAAAATTGTAAACGCAATCCCTAATATATGGGTTTATGTTGCTAAATATCTCGCCTGCCGAAAGCTGCCCAAAAATGGCTTCGTTGCCTTCTGCATCAAAAAATGAATATTCATAATCCTGCACAAATGTTGTTTGGTACGGTGCAGCTATATTAGTTGTGCCTCCATACCTAATCGCGTTAAATTGCGCCTCGGTGATGGGACACCCCCCACAACACGCGCAATTCACAGCGCGAAGGCCTAGCGGGTCGTCTTTTTTGATCTTGATCAGCCCTTCCGGTGTTCGGCCTAGTGTCATGGGCATTCCTCGGTTGATACCCAAGTGATTGAGCCGG